CACAATTTAATTTTAACTACCAATATCTTAGACCTCAATTATATTCAGAATATGATGTAATGGACCAAGATGCAATTATAGCTTCGGCTTTAGATATTATAGCAGATGAGTCTACCTTAAAGAATGATATGGGTGAAGTGTTATCTATTCGTTCATCTAATGAAGCAATTCAAAAAGTACTTTATAATTTATTTTATGATGTTTTAAATATTGAATTTAATTTATGGGCGTGGGTTCGTTCAATGGCAAAATATGGCGATTTTTTCTTAAAGTTAGAAATTGCTGAAAAGTTTGGAGTGTATAATGTTATACCTTACAACGCATATCACATTGAAAGACAAGAAGGGCAAAATATTAAAAATCCTGCAGAAGTAAGATTTAAATACTCACCAGATGGTTTAGTAAATCCTAGTTCGGGTATGTATTCAACACCAGGCCAAAGGGATAACGAAAATGGTATTTTCTTTGACAATTATGAAATGGCACATTTTAGATTAATTGGTGATACTAATTACCTCCCATATGGTCGTTCATATCTTGAACCTGGACGTAAATTGTTTAAACAATATACATTAATGGAAGACGCTATGTTAATCCATAGAATTGCACGTGCTCCTGAAAAACGTATTTTTTATATGAATGTAGGTGGTATACCTCCAAATGAAATTGATGCTTTTATGCAAAAAACAATTTCTAACATGAAGCGTACACCTCATATGGATGAAAAAACAGGTGAATATAATTTAAAGTATAATATGCAAAACATGATGGAGGATTTTTACATCCCGATTCGTGGAAATGATACAACAACAAAAATTGACACAACACCAGGATTAACATATGATGGTATTCAAGATGTTGAATATTTAAGAGATAAATTATTCGCTGCTTTAAAGGTACCAAAAGCGTTTTTAGGATATGATGAAAATATAGAAGGAAAAGCAACATTAGCCGCCGAAGATATTCGTTTTGCACGTACAATTGAACGTCTTCAACGTATTTTAGTATCTGAATTAAATAAAATTGCATTAGTACATTTATATTCACAAGGGTATAGAGATGAAGCACTTACTAACTTTGATCTATCAATGCAAACACCATCAATTATCTTTGAACAAGAGAAAATTGAGCTAATGAAATCTAAAACCGAATTAGCAACGGCATTAATGGAGAAAAATTTACTCCCAACAGATTGGATATATGATAATATCTTCCACCTATCAGAAGATCAATATGATGAGTATAGAGACTTAATCCGTGCAGATTCAAAACGTAAATTCAGAAATGACCAAATAGAAGCTGAAGGTAATGACCCAGTAGAAACAGGTAAATCATATGGTACACCACACGATTTGGCCTCATTGTATGGTAAAGGAAGAACAGCATCAGACCCAGGTAATGTACCTGATGGTTATAATACAGATGCTGATTTAGGTCGTCCTAAAGATTCAATATCTAACCACGGGACACAAGACAGTAACTTTGGTAAAGACCCACTAGGAACTAAACGTATGAAAGATACTGATAAAAATGATTCATCTAATAGTAGAACAGATACCAACAAATCAGGGTTAGCTTTAGAAAACACTCAAATATCTTATTTAAAAAATAGGGATATGTTCAAGAAAATGAATGAAAAGGTATTAATATTTGAACAAGATAAAGACGATAGTACACTTTTAGACGAAAAACAATTAAAGGAGTAAAAATTCTTTCATATTTATAACAAAATATATTTTTTTAGATGAAAATCAAGCATTCAAAGTACAAAAACACGGGAATTTTATTTGAATTATTAGTACGTCAAATTACGGCTGATACTTTAAAAGGAGGAGATTCACCTGCTATCGATATATTAAAAGAATATTTCGTTAAAACCCCTTTGGGTCGAGAGTATAAATTATATGAGTCTGTTTTAAAATCTAAGGTTTTAAATGAAGGCAGAGCTAATATGGTAGTTAGTACTATATTGGAAACCTCAAAAAGTTTTAATCGTACTACTTTAAAAAAACAAAAATATAATTTAATTAATGAAATCAAAAAACACTATGATATAGATGTATTCTTTGGTTCTAAAATTACAAATTATAAAGAATTAGCAGCCTTATATACCTTAATTGAAGGGTATAATATTAGTGGTAACACAAATGCTACTCAACTAATTGAAAATAAAATAACCTTACTAGAACATTTAACTAAACAAGAAGTAAATACTAAAGAAGTTAAAGAAGATGTTCTTAAAGAATTCCAAACATACGATAAAGATTTAAGAATTCTTACTTATAAAGTTCTTCTAGAAAAATTTAACAGTAAGTATGATAATTTATCAAACGAACAAAAACTAGTCCTTAAAGAATATATCAATTCAGTAGATTCTGCCCCAGGTTTAAGAAATTTTTACAATAGTAAAATAAATGAGTTAAAAACTATTCTAAGTAAAGAATCTAAAGGTATTAAAGATAAAGTTACACAGATTAAAATTACTGAAGTATCTAAATTTTTAGTGGAATTAGACAAAACATCTAAAGTTGATAGTGATAATTTAGTTGATTTATTACAATATTATGAATTAGTAAAAGAAATCAAATCTACCAATGGCGTACAAATATAAACTTAAAGAAATTGAAGTAGGTGATGTAAAGATTGATAATGGTACTAAATCTACTGTTACCGATATTGACCCAACAACGGGTGCTATATCTTGGTCTCTTTCTCAAATACCTAATATAGATAGACTACTTGACGAATCTGATGATTTAGTTAAAACTGCTAAAGGTGTATATCAAAAAGTTAAAGATGATAAAGTATTTTTAGATATTTACAAACAAGCTAGATCCCTTAGAAACGTTATTCGAACCCATACTAGAAACAACTACCCCGAAGAATATAAAAAATCTAGAGGAGTAAATGAAGAGGGTGTTGATGAAATGTCTACATCAGGTGGTGCCGGTGCTTATTTAACTAAAAATGCTTTTAAAAAACCCAAAAAACAAGAAAAATTACCTGAAGGTATAGGAGCAACATTAGGTCCTGGTCCTAAATCATCTGAAGAAGGTGTAAAAGATAACTATTATGTTAAAAAATTCGCTTATAAATTAGTACCTAAAGACAAAAACGGTAACTATGTACAAAAGGGCAGTGGTTTAGAGGTAAAAAACTTTTAATATGTATAAGTATAAAGTAGTAGAACAAGAAGAAAAAATAAATAAATTCCATGATGAACGTATCATGGCTTTTGACTCCTTAGAAGCTAGATTAGAAGATATAAAAAAAGTATTACGTCAAAGCAAAATTAAAACCATTAAATATTATAGAGAAAATCCAAATAGTTACGCAGTAGTAACAGGAACGGATTTAATCAACGATTACATAAACGATATAGAAACTTTATTAAATAACCAATAATGAAAAAAGCAGAAAAACTATTTAAGGAATTAATCAATGAAAACTACATTGACCTTAAACCTATTAATAAAATTGAAGCAACACCAAAAACTTCATTTGAAATTAAATTCGCAAAATATTTAGCTGAAGAGGCAAAAGCTGTGGAGAAAAAAACAACTAAAGAAGTTGATGAAGTTAATGAACATGGTTTTGATGCTAAAGATAAGTCAAATTTAGATAACCAAATTGGACAAGAAGTACAAAATGGTGTTTATTTTGAAACAAAACAAAACCCAGATAAATCTATTGCTGAAATTAAAGAAATAGTTTCTAAAAATTTAGAAAAGGATGGACAATATTATATGAAGAATGCTGCATTCGGAATTGAAGGATTGGGATATCAAGAAGCTGAATTAGAAGAAGTTTCAGGTAAATATGCTTCTAGCGGGTACTCAGATAAACTTAAAAAAGTAGTTAAAGAATCTTTAATTAAAAACCCTATAAAAGAAATCTCATCTGAAAGAGAGTATAATTCTTTACAAGATGTAATGGATAAACATGGGGTAGACCAAGAATTTATAAATACTTACCTTCTAAATATAGATGAATTATCCCCAGAAGAAATGGAAGATTTAGATTATGTAGAAGATAGAATAATGGCTCATTTATCCGATAAAGATGAATATGATGGTTTTGGGAATAGATTAAATGAAGGTAAAAAATCTAAAAAAGATTCTGTAGAATCAAAGTTAGCTGAAATCGATAAACAAGGTCAAGTTGTAGCTTTAGAAGCTAAAATGGATACTATCGATGAAATGATTGAAGCTAAAACACAACGTTTATCTATGGTATCTGAAGATGAAAATCTAGCTGAGTTAGTAGATAAAAAGGCTATCAAAGGAATGCAAAAAGAAATCAAGCTTTTAGAAAAAAGAAAAGCTAAGATGGAAAAAATGTATGAAAAAATGTGTGGTAAATCTTATACTAAAACCGAGATTGTAGACGAAGCGGATGATGTAGAAGTAGAAGAAGTTGCTGGTTTAGAACATGGAGAAGTACAAATATAACATGAACAAAAAACTCTTAATAGAAACCCATACAGTTAAACTATCATCTTCTGTATTAACCGAAAGTGTTAATAAAGAAAATGGTAATTTACTTGTCGAAGGGATACTAGCGACTGCCGAAGTAAAAAATGGTAATGGTCGTTACTATTCAAGAGAACTATGGGAACGTGAAATGGATAGATACTCTCAAATCGTTAAAGAAAGACGAGCAATGGGAGAATTAGACCATCCTGAATCTCAGGTAATTAACCTAAAAAATGTATCACATCTAATATCAGAGTATTGGTGGGATGGAGATAATGTAATGGGTAAAATAGAAGTATTACCAACACCATCAGGAAATATACTTAAAGAACTAATTAAAGCAGGTGTTACCGTAGGTGTATCATCTCGTGGTATGGGTTCCTTAGAGGAAAATAGAGAAGGTGTAAT